TTTAGACTTAGGTACGGTACGAGGCATTCTTCTCGCAAAATATTCTTTCGCGTAATCTTGTTTAGCTTTTGTATCTTTACGCCCTGTAGCGTGTCCCGATCTATGTGGCATTAGCTTGCCGCTGAAGCTGATCCGTCACCAAACTGCTTGGCAACAACGCTCTTAACAAGGCTGAGAACAGCAGTAGCTCCTGCAAGTCCAGCCGCTTTCATGCTTCCCATGTCACCAATGGTGAACACAGCAAGGAATGACTGCGCGAATGTGGCAATCACTCTCTCTAGTACGTCTTTGTTAAACATTATTTACGTTTACCTTTCTTTACCTTCTTATAAGGTACTTTCTTTGCCTTCCCTTTGGAAGAGCTAGTTGCATATTTAGGCATTAGCCGCTCCTATTCCTGTAGTCGATCCTGTAATCATGGCTCCAGCTTGACCTGTACCACCGCCACGGAATCTAGATATCCTTCTTTCTTTTCTGCGGTTTATTAATTCATCTAATGTTAAAGCATCAGCACCAATACCAAATTCTGCACTAATACCATGCCTTTCATATTCTAAATCAGTAAGCTCACCGGCGTTTTCAGTTTCACCAACATTTTCTAAGAATAACATTTCTTCTTGTTTAAGATTCGCAAAAGAATTCCAGACTTGAGCTTGTGATAAACCAAGATCAGCTATCTGATTAGCCATTTCAGAATCCCAACCCAAATCTAAACCAGCAACCATTGTACCCCAACCACCTACTTCAGCAGTTTTAATATCATCTTGGACTTTAGACCAGTTTTGATTAGGATCTAAAAACATTTTCATCTGAATAGATTTAGCCCAAGTGGGACCAAACCATAACATAATCGTGTCTTGAACATCTTTCGGTACAGAAAAAGTAATTCGTTCTGCTTCACTTAATCTTTCAGTAACTTCAGGCGTACCCACACCTGCTCTGATAAGACTTGTTGCTAAACCAGTTTCTTCAATATCAGTTACTTGAACACCAAATTGTTGCAACAAAGTATGTAGATCTTTTTCAAAAGCAATATACTCTCCGGGAGTTGGGATGGCTTTTTCTCCTGCGGATCTCATTTGATCAATAGCAGGAAACCTATCTTTAAATACTTGATGATCGTACATTTCCATTAACGCACGTTCCGCTGTATAACCGGGATCTGATATAAACTTATTTGATGCCCAATTAAACAAAGTAGTAATCATGTCAGGTTCAAATCCCATATTGCGTAATGCAAGTTGGAATGAATTTTTCATGTTGTTTAATATGGTTTGTTTACTGTCTGCGCTGTCGTATTCTTCTTGTTGAGGTGGAGTATAGCCATAAGGATTAATAGTGCCGGGAAATGTAGCTTCACCCGTAGGAGCATTAGCCATTACTGTTCCAGCAATATCGCCACCTATTTCCATAGCGGCGGCGGCTTGTGCTGGTGTCATATCGAATGCAACTTCTAAATTCTCTTGACCGACACGCCACTTTAAAATATCACTACGGATTTTTTCAGCGGCTTCCCAACCTGAACCACGGCCACCCTCAACCGTACCAGCTATTTCTCCAGCCCATCTATTAACATCCTCTTGAGTAATAGCAGATGATAACTTGCCTTGCCCAACTGCTCCTACACGTTCAATCGTTTGAGCTAAAAGATTTAACGGATCCATTTCATCAAAATCTAAACCCGGAACAGATCGAGCTAAATCAAAAAGATTATCTGACATCAGTAATCACCCCTTAACATACGTGCTACTCCTGTAATGAAATCATTATGAAAGTTTTGGAATTCTCTATTGTGCTGGAACCTATCTACATTTTGTCGTGCCGCCAGAGCTAACTCATTAGCAGTTCTAAAATGTCTGTTGCCTTGTTCATCTCTAGTTACATAATTAGCCATCAACCAAGGATCATCAGGTAAAAGATCAGGAGCATTCCAAAGATTTTTAACAGCTAAGTACTGTCCTTGTAATGTATCTTTGATAGATACTCCTTGAGCGATATAATCTTCTCGTTCTTCAGGAGTGAAAGGCCAATCGACCTGATTAAATGCTCTTGTAAGTATCATGTCATCAACTGTTTCTTTATCTATCTTTTCGGATTTAACATCTTTAGCCCATTTACGTAAATCATTAACATCAATATCCATGAAGTTAGCTTTAGCTAAGGCTTTCCATTCATTCATAAGCGCAGAGATGCTACCTATACCAATAGTTGTATCTCGGAATCTTTCTTTAAGATTACCGTCTTCATCTACCCACTCATTGAGAAATATCTTTTCAACAATTTGTATAGCTTTTTCTCTAAATTGGTCTGGAGTAAATTGTTCTCTATCGCGTCCAAGTTTATAACTCGCTCCACCGCTAACCATGATTCGATAAGCGTATCTAGCAATATCAAAGTGGTTAATTATACCACTTTCTATAAACTCTCCTCCTCCTTGTCTTTCAATAGCTTCAATCGCGTATCCTTTAAATTCTTCTAGTGCGGCATTATAAGGATTACTTGCACTTGGATCGGTATATGGAGGGTAATCATTATAATCAGGAAGACCAGTTATACCTGCACCATAAACTGGGTCAAGAAAACTGGTTCCCATTCCGGGTGCGCCTACACCACCTGATTGATACCAAAACTCTAGATGGCTTTTAACACCATCTTCAATGTCACGCCACCAACTTTGGTTATATAAACCATGCGTGTCATCATAAAAGAAATCCATTTGTAATTGCTCAATGGATACACCCATAGCTGAAGCTACATCTTCAGGTTGTTCATTAAATTTTTCTACCCAAAAGTCAAAGAAATCTTCTACTCTAGGATCAACGTCACCCCATAAATCTAACCAATTCCAATCGCCTAACATTCCTCCACTGCCGGGAATATAAGGAAGTTCAGTTAATGAAACAGGAAGAGACTCAGGTTCACTTACTGCTTCAGGAGCAGGATCGTTTTCACCTGTTTGTTCTATTAAATTTTCAAGAGATTCAAATTGTTGTAATGAATCTTGCATTGTAGGAACAACAGAAAAATGATCGTAATGATCTAATTGGAACTGAACAAAATCTTGAAAGTTGCCTGCGCCTGATTCAACAGCAATCTTTCCGAACTGCCAAATATTATTAGCCATTAATAAGAAAGGCACTAACGATAATGCGTTTCTTTGCTCATTGCCAGAAAGGTTACTAATTATTAATCTTTCAATCTCTTCAGGTGTTGATCCTTCTAATGCCGCAGTTTCTATAAGAGGGTAGAAAAAATTATAAAACGAATCTGATAATTCAACATCTATATAATATTGATCTGTGATTTCTTGAAGAAAGTTTCTGAATCCTTCCTCATTAAGCATCACACCTTGTGGTCCTTGAGGTGGCTCTTCTGCCATTACGTTCTCCTTCTTAAGCCAGCATCAGGATAAAACATTTGTTGCATAGCAAATTTCTTTAAACGATCAGGATCCCATTCTTCTCCATTAGAAGGACGGATAGTATTACGATTCGGCTTTCTCCATATATGAGGAAGATCAGAAGATACTTCCACACCAAACTGTGGAGCTAAACGTATAGCTTCTTCTTGATCTTTCATAGTTTCATAACCTACAAATACTGCATCTCCGTTTTCTAATTGTGTTTGAACATCTTTCGGTATAACTGTTTGAGGATTAATACCTTGTTTACGTAAATCACCTACAGCATTTTTATATAAAGATGGATCTTCCGCACCAGAAATAATTGTCGAACCAGCTAAAGCAGAGTTCATACCAAAAATTTGATTAGCAATACCCGGATTTAAAGAATCAATACTTTGATGCCCAGTACCTCGCGCACCTCTACCTATAACATCTCCTAATTTACTAGCGAAATCAATAAGTTTACTTGCGTGATCTGGATTTGTTGCTAACCATGTTGTTACTGCCGCGCCACCAGCACCAGCTAGTAACCAACCATACAATTTCCTAGTATTTTCTTGACCATAAATACTATCTTGATCGAATAACTTGCCTTTACCCGGACCACCAAGAGGTAAGTCTGGTGTTGCTGTTGGTTTTATCTTTGGATCTTCATGATATTTTCTTGCACGTAAAAATTTTGCTAATGCTTCTCTTTCTTGTGGTGAGTCACCAGTATCATAGAGACTTAAAGAGTCTGGAAGAATTTCATCATCTTGATTAAATGGTTGTCTAGATAAATCTAAACCATCAATTATTTCCTCATCAGTTAAACCATCTCCAAAGTATGGATCTTTAGATAACTGTGCAGTGTAGTCTGCTATCATTTGATCTAATTGTTCAACATTCACATCCATATCTATTAGCTCAAAAAATTGTGCTAACTGATCGTCGTTATGAACATTCATTCGTAACCAATCTTCACCAAATCCTAAGTCTTTTATCTTTTGATAATCCGCATCAGCGGCGTTAGCCATAAAAGAATCCCAACCATCATAAGCAGGGATGCCCATCTCGTCGCCTACCCTTTTAACAAAATCAGTAATGCCTTCATCCCATTCATCTGGTGGTGGTGAATTTATTTCATCTAAAAATTTCTGTATGCCAGCATCAGGACTATCCTTTTCTAACATTTCTTCCATTTGTTGTATGCCCCACTCAGGACTTTCAGTAAGCGCTTTTCTTTCACGGTTAGCTATAGCTTGTCGCATAAAAGGTAACAGATCTTCTTTGCTAATCTTGTCAGGGAATTCGTAACCCATCCCACCCTTAATAGGATCACCTTTATATTCCTGTTTAAACAAACTTAAAGCGTCAGCTAAAGTATTAGGATCACGCCAAGGATCATCATCAATCATTGGAGCGCTACGATCCCAAAGAGACTGCACTCTTTCTGCGTTTTGGCTATAAAAAGCATCATCAAGTAAATCAGATTGAGATAACTCATCTAAAACTTCTCGGATTTGTTTCGGAGTCATTCCTCCATGTTCCGCAGTTTTACCTGCAATATAATTTTCGTATTCATTTATTTGATGTTCGAGTTCCATTAACTCGTTATCCCATTGTTCTCTATTAAGTTTTCTATTAAGAGGAATAGGATCAGTTAATCCTTTCCCTTCATCTATTAATTTTATAAACTCTCTTACACCCGGATCAGGATTAACACGTTGCCAATACTCCTGTACTGCTATTTCATATTCACGTACTGAAGCAAAATCTGAAGGGTCAGGTTTTTCATAGTTCTTATAACCTCTCCCTCTATCTACTATTACCAATGATTCGACATCCACGGGCGCCGAATCATCAGGTCGTCTAATAGTTGATATTGGATTTGGACCTTGATCTGGACCAGCTACTCTCGGAGTTGATCTTGATCTAGTGCCGTCTGGTAAAAGTGTTAATTGATTTCTTTTTAATCTGTTTGCAGGATTAAGCCAACGTGTAAAAGATGTAATTGCTTTACCCATAGCCTGCCGGCCAGCAGGACCAAGCATCGCACCTATGCCTAATTCAAGTCCCCATTCAATAGCGCTATTAGGAACTAAAGGTATCAGATGATCGAACTTACCTTCATGTGGCATCTTTGCAGGGTATGGATCAATTTTAAATTCTTGATTACTAGAAGTAAAACGATTAAGCAATGTATTTTGCTCGGCTTGCATCCGTTTTCTTTCGTCTTCGGTTGCATTCATCCACTCATCATTAGGGCGTAGCTTTACTCCCGGTCGTTTAGGATCACCACCAGAAGCTATAACTTCTTCAGTGTTAGGCCCACGAAATGATCCCATTCGCCCCATAACAATATTGCTAGGACGATGCGCGCCGCTCATAGCCCCTGATTGAAATATTCCTGTTCTATCAAAAGGATTTTTATGATAAAAATTATGGCCATCGACATCCCACGCATACATAATGTCATGCGAACTAACACCCAAAGTTGTTAATACATCAATTACTCCGTCATATGTTAAACCTAAATCGTTTAAAATTACATCAGCTTGCTTTACAAAAAGTTCAGACTCAACAGGAAAATTTAATTCGTTTCTAGATAATCTTGCATTAATACCTTTAGGAAAACTACCCGGATCAGCAGTAGCAGTACTTCTTCCTATCTTTCTTTGATGCGCCATAGGCACACCCATCTCCGATACACCAACATGCACAGCACGTAAAAGTTCTAAATAAGCTGAAGCTACATCACGATCAGAATATTTAACTGTCATACATTTCTCCCGGCTGGCATACTGGTTAAATCACGACGGCGGCTTATTACACTAGCTAACTGTCCAAATGGTTGTGGATTAATACCAGTCAACTGATTAGCTCTAGCTATTCTTTCTTGTAATGTTCCATAAAGTTCAGGCGTTTCAACATCTTCAAGAACAACAGCTTCACGTATTTCTTGCGCCATGCGCTCATAATCTCTGATTGTATAATTAAAATCTGCCCCGACTCTTGAACCTAAAGTATTACCAAAATTATTAAGAGCGTTAGCTAATGATCCCACTTCACCTATAGCTGTTTCTTCTCCTTGTTGTTTAATTAAATCTAAAAAGAAACTAATAATAACATCTCTTGCGGCTTTTCTAGTAACAGGACGCGGATCTACAAAATCGTCATATACAACATCCATGTTATATATTGTCCCTCGATCTTGAGTTGTAACTTCAGGAACATTTTGCAACTGACCCGGATTTAAACCAGCCTGATACATAGGCATAGTAGAAGTACCCGGATCCCAAGCTGGAGAATTTTCTATTGCTTCCAACTCTTCATCACTAAGAGCGCCAGATCGTTTAGCATAACGATAGTAATCAAAAGCAGAATCATTAGCTCCTATGAAAACATTATCTTCCCAATCCTCGTCTTGATAAAATAATCTCATCGCTACTTCAGCAACCATTTGTTGTTCAGGAGTTCCTCCACCACCAAATGCTTCTTCTTGTTCCTCAAGTGTAAGTTCTTTTATATCTTTCTTTAATTCTTTACGAACTATATCTTTACCTTCTTCAGTAAAAGTTCGCCCACTTCTACTAGCGAGACTATCTAAGCCACTAATAACAGACTCTATTGCGCTTACATACTGTCCTTCACGCCCACCTCTTTCTGGTAAAGTCTCAAGTTTTCTAGCAACACTAGCGTGAACAACTTTATCTAAATAAGCTGTACCATCAGGAGACAAGTTTGCTATATCTCCATCAGCTTGTCTTAACCCTTCATTAATAAGATCTGCTTGTAGCATTTGAAGAGCATCAATACTTGGATCAACGTTTGCTCCTTGTTCACCTCTTACAAGTCCCGGTATTTCTAATTTGCCCCATTCAGCAGGAGCGCTCATATATCCCCACGCATAAAGTTCTTGTTGTATTCTTGCAAGAACAGATGAATATCCGCTTCCATCTTTTGTCTCGTTATATAATCTATCCATGAAATAGCTTGCGTCCATCGGTCCGATTTTGCCACCAGAAAATAAATCTTTAACGCTTTGAATATCTCCAAATGGTGTGCCATCGAAAGAAGTAATGAATGCTATTTGATCTTGTGGTGCTTGTGTTTGCCCATCTTCTAACAAACCTGTTTGTTCTGCCATTAGTCCTTGGCCAAGAGTTCCTACTGATGGTCCTATAAGTATTGCTCTGTTGTTTCCTAATAGTTCCTCTTGTGCGGCGATTAAAGCATTTTCAAAGTTTTGTGCTACTAAATGTTCAAAAGCATTATGTCCCCACATTTGATTCATATTTGCTATATTGACTTCTTCGTTTCCTAAACTACCAAAAGTCCTGAGGATCTGAGCCATCGTGTCTCTACCTGCTTGAAAATCTTCTGCGTAATAAGGTTTATCCCATCCTCTATCTTCCCAATCCCAACTATCATCAGGATTAGCAGAAGCCATTACATCAAAAGCTTTTTGAAGTTCACCTTCTATTCTTTGTTTAACTTGTGGTATTGAATCCCAGTTGTCAGCAATAAACATTAAAACTTCATTTCGTGACTCTACACCAGCAAGATCCAAAAGGCGTGTTTGAGGAATACCTGCTTTATCTTGAATAGTAAAAGATGCTCCTAATGGTGCGCCTTCTCGTTCAACTTGACTAATGCCATGACCAATAAGCCAATTAATAAATTTTATAAATGCACTTTGTTTACTCATGCCAGCAAAATGGATTTCTTTTATAGCAGTACGATTCCCTTGTTCTGCTAAATCACCACCATCTGATTCATAAAAAGATTTTGAATCTTTTCTTTTATCTTGTTCTCTCTCTTCTTTTGTTCCTAAGAGCCATTCATCAAGCCATGTGAATGGGCCTATAATTTCAAGTCCTTTTTTATGAGCATCGCGCTGAAATTCGAAGTATGCTCTACCAGCTCGACCAACGTTTTCAGCACCTATTCGGTAATGATCCCCTTCTGGTCCCATGATTGTGTCATATACTGCATCAGCACCTCGACCTACAATGTCATGCGCTTCATCACGAATCTCTTCTATTGCTGGAGCCATCGCTTCATTAAGACCAGTCGGATCAGGTAAACCCATATCACTCATCAGACAAGAACTCCTGTGTTAATGTTGATGTTTCCGGCATCATATTTCGCTAACCAACTTTCTCCAATTAAAGGCACGAATACGCTATAGAATAGCTCATTTAACCAAGGTTTGTTACTGGTGAAAGATTCTAATATGTTATAATACTGCGCTCTAAGAGCATCTCGTTTCTGTTGAGCATCAGGAGTATTCAATCCTCTAAGCGAATCCATCTTATTTTGGAATCCAACAATCGTACTCATAACAGTTAAGACATCATCTTTATGCTCACCTTCTGGAATTAAATCAGGTGACTCTACAAGATGTCTGAACTGTCGAAGAGTTTCTGCTCTTCGTTCCCTTGAAGTACCAGTAGTAATAACGTGATTAAATACAGGATGTTGTGTTTTAAATGTCTCATACCAAACATCCCAAACTCTATCTAACTCTGTAGTATCAGCATTAACTCGTTTATGTGCTTGTTTTTGTTTTAAATACTGTGTTCTTTTTTGGCTATACAAACCATAAGAAACATTAAAGTAAAGTTGTTCTAAGAATTCTTCAGGACTTTGTAAAGTTCTAAGACCCATATTAATTTGTCTTTGTTTAGCTTCAGCTATGTATTCATCGTCTTCAGGATTAAAATCTCTAGGCATAAAGAAAGCACTAGCCATCGTAAATGATCTAGTGAACTCATCATTATTAACTAACCACCGATTAGCTTCTTGTGTTGTTTCTAAAACAGCAAAAGGAATTTTTTCATATGCACTTGTACGGAATGGTGAGAACTGCATAGCATTAAAATCTTCACCAGTTCTAGCTTCTATATTCTTTACCCATTGTGGATACGCTTGTTCATAAGGTAAACCTAATTCAAGCAATTCATAAAACTCTGAGTTCCATTCCCAGTTTTCATTTAATGTAAGATCAGCTAAATAACCTGTACCTGTACCAAAGAACCATGTCATAGCTTGAAGCAACTGATATTGTTTCGCCATTGCATCTACTTTTTCTAAGAATGCTTCTTGGAATAAAGCAGGATTATCTGCATTAGCAATTTCTTCTTCACTTGGTATCTTATCCATCATTGCTAAAAACTTAATAACATCAATCTTTGCTTTGCTTCTTGCTTCACCTTCAGGTCCATCAATACCAGCAATCTGCAAACTTCTTGTTAAAACCGCTGGCATAAACGAAGACCACACAGCTTTCGCTAAAGATTCCGCATTAGAAGAAACATCACTTACACCTGTGTAACGTCCTCCAATAATATTATTTTCAAATATTTGTCTTATCTCAGGATCACGCCCTGACAAATAATTAATTGGCGCGGCAAGCAAAGGACCAAACCCCATACGTCCTATAGTTTCAAGATCATATCCGGGTACAACTTTAAGACTTGTAGCTAATCCCATTGATGGTCTAATAACTGAACCAAGTTCCCCACCGAAAACATTCTTAACTATCGGAGTGCTGTCAGCTATAGCTAACATTGCTGTTGTAGCTACTTCGCTACCCGGAATGATTAGTTTCCTTTCACCGAATTCATCTGTTTGAACAAGTCCGCTGTATACACCAGCAGTCATTGTTAGATGCAAATTGCGTAACATCAACGGATTATGCTTTAAGCTTCTTCCGACACGACGAAGGAAGTTATCTTCAGCGAACCAAAACGGAACCATTGTTCCTACCATCTGCTGGAATTGTGAACGTATACGATGATCGTCAATATATGCACTTGTTAGTGTCATTGCTCTTTGTGTTGCTACATCTCTATGCGTTTCAAAGACTCGTTTCTTATGATGCATCATACTAAAGAAATCATCTTGCACACTTGCGACTGATCTCCGTCGCGTAAATATTTCTGTCCCTGCTGGATCTTTTGTTGGTGCCATACTTATAAAAATATTATCGCCGTTAATATCTGTGGGTTTCATATCCATAAGGTTTCTAACGCGGAACCATATGGGATGAACTTCTTCTAGCATTCTGTCTGGAATATTGTCTAATACATAAGCTAATGCTTCATGATCTCTTTTTTCTATAGCAAAAGCTATCTGTGTCCACACCTCATCTGAATCCGTATGAGCCAACTGCCATTCTACTTCTGCAAAATCTGTGAAAGGTTGCATATCGTACTGTCCAAATTCATCAAAAGATTCAAGTGTATCGTCGCGCGTTAATACATAGTGCAAATCTTCTTCAGCAAATATTGATTTTGTTTTATAGGTACCAATCTTTGTTTTACCTTTTGGTCCTTCAACAAAAATATCACCTTTGTCATATTGTCTTCTGCCTTTAATTGTTTTATCAAAAATAAATTCGTTAGCAACAACCTCACGTTTCGCTCTATCAAAATTGCGACGAATACTCTGTGTCTGATCCCAACCCGTTACTAGATAATGCTGGAACATAGGTTCTCTTACCATTGCTCCAATCATTGGATTAACTATCCCATCAAACCAATTCCTAAGAACACTTGTCCAAGCATCATTAATCTTTTCACCAACACTTCCACCCTCATTAGTAACAGGAACAAAAGCTAAAATATCTTTAGGAGCATGAGGCCACCATCTACCATCAGTAGCGGCTCGATGAATTCTATGAGCGCTTACAGGATCTTCACTTAAAACTTCTCGCACCCAAGGATAAAACCATTCTTCTCGTCCTGCACCACGACGCGCTCCACTAGAAAGAAGATCAACAACTTCTTGTTTAGCTAATAAAGCATACTGTTCAGCAGTAGCTCGAATACCATTTAAAGGCACTCGTTGTTCTTCTACAAGTTCTGCACTTTCAAACCAGTCAATAGCATCAGGATCTATTTCAGTTCCTTCTTCTAATAAAATAAATCTTCCTGTTTTATCTTTGTAAATCTTTACAGTACCAACTTGTGATTGCCCATCTAATACATGTATCGGGCTTAATCCTCCGGGCTTAGGAGAAAGGAGATAAGAGCCACCCACTCCTATCATTGTTTCATTTTTTAATCCTCCCTCACCAAACTCTTTAGAACCAACAGAACCACGCCCTATTGCTTCTCCAGTTATAGGATCGTTAGCTCCTTCAAAACCAAAGAAATCATTCCAAAATGGACCTGTTACATCTTCAGCTAATGTTTGATACTCAGTACTACCTTTAACACCATTTCTTGTAACTGTTGTCCGATACTCAGGACGACTATATGAAGCGAACCCACCTTGATTAAATAATGATTCTGAATTTACATCTAACGCACCAATCATTCCTTTGATGCCACCTTGCGCTACATCTGCGGCAGTTAAAGTTTCAGCATCTAACATGTCAACAATGGTTTCAGAAATAGCATTAGCTACACGATCATCTGCACTACCTACAACAATAGGGAAATAATTTCCTGTAGTAGACCACTCTTCCATTAAAGCAACTTGAGCGCTTAAAGTTTCTCCAATATTTCCGGGATGTAATAATCTAGCGGCTTTAACAGCTTCGTCAGGACTTACCCCGATAACAGATAATCTTTCTCCAAGTACATCTACAAAAGTATTAAACCATTCTCTTCCAAGTCCACCACCCGGACGTAACATATTTGTGTACTTCTCAGCCAGCCTCATTGGTATCATCGGCATAAACAAACGTGTCATTCCGGGAGGTAAAGGAAGATCTAGTTTCCCTTTCAAGTTCCCACCAGCGGCTCCTCGATGAGAAGACAAAATAAATTGTTGTCCTTCTGGTGTACCCGAAAGATACTTTACGTATGCTTTCATTCCTCTTTCGATCGCTTCGTCAAAGTTGTCAGTTAAATTGTCAATCTTGACATCGCTCAATAGAAAAGCCATAAGGTTCCAGTCGGCTCCTAGCTCAACACCAGCGGCATCTTTAGGATTTAATAATGCTTCCCAAATCCATTGTTGCTCTCCGGGCTTACTGCGAATGAAACTTTCAACAGCTTCTATGTAAGCAAGATCTCCTGAAACCACAGAAGAAATTAATTCGCCAGTTTCATCTAACGCTTCAGCAGGAATAATATTGTCATACGCTTTACTAAGTTTTTCTAATGAATCAGGATCTTTTCTTAAAGCTGTTAACACAACTACTTCTGGATTAGCAGTAGCTAGGTATGCTAAGTCAAGATCTGCTTCAAGAAGTTTATCTGAAAGCTGTCGTAATTTTTCTCTAGTACTTACAGGTACATGATGCATCGCTTCAAACAAAAACTTTTGTGTAGCTTTATCGCCCGACATCATATCTATTCGTTGTGCTACAGCTATTGATTTAGGTACACCATGAATAGAACTGCTATCAACAGTACTTATATATTTAAGATCACGATTTTCACGGAGACCCACCATCGCCATTTGCACTAAATTATTAATAGGGCTATCTACCCCTGATTGTCTTAGTGCGGCATCTAAAGTGTTCTTTTCAAAATTAAGATAATTATCGAATCCACCAAGTACATCTTTCATTTGGGCATCTAATATTGTTGGGTGAGTATAAGTACGAATAATCGCATCTACTCTTTTATCGTGATCTAGATCTACTGCACGACCAACTTTTTCAGCAAGTTTATATCTTGATGGAAGTCCCGGAATTTTACTTCTTACATTGTCATACAATAAGCTGAGTTCATTTGCTTTAGAATCAGCAAACTCAAATAATCTTTTAGATGTTTTGCCAAAGAATTTTCTTTCGCGTACATCTTTTTCAACACCTTTACGAACTTGTTTAAATAATTCTACTCTTTGATCTTCAGTCATAAACTGCCACTTATGTGGTTTAGCTTCAATAGATTCTTTAATAGCTCTAGTTGTAATTGCGTAATCACCTACACCAGCAAACTCGTTAAATGATCTCCACATTCTAGAGAATGGTCTCCAAAACAATGGCGCTCTTACAGAATCAGCTACAGTTTTACCATCAGCTAATTTGTCAGTACCTTTCATCATTATACGACGGCCATACTCATCCCATACAGGATGAAGATCTACGGCTTTACGAGCAAGTTTTTGTTTTAAATAATTAGTTGGTCCTTCACGCCACCACCATGTAGCAAGCTCTTCGCCACCATTACGTGCAACGTAACCTAATCGTAATAAAACTGCTGGTCGCCAAGCACGAGCCATAAATTTATCTATTTGTGGTAAAGGTAATCCCCATCCAAGCCTTCTATACATAGACATATAACGAGAAACAGCGGCAAGTTCTCTATAGTCTGGCATCACATTTGATTTAGCAAATTGAGCTAAGTGTTCTTGGCTAGGATGCACAGCAGTACGAATATTAAGATTATGGAAACCAACAAAGTCTTCCGCTACCTGCCCATATTTGTGATGACCATGCCTTACAAATCGTTCAATAAACCTTGTAACATCTGAACCACCCATCAAGATAGCACCAGATCGTCCTAAGAAATCTAAATAAAATTCTGTTGTTACTCTCCATCTATCAGCTTCATTACCTAAAGCATAATCACGGAAGAAATGATCTATTTGAGTTCGTGGCATATCAGCTAAGATGCCCATATCTACTAATGCTTGGAATTCTTGCAGTCCAAATTTTGGATCTGTTAAATCTAAATGTTTTGCTTTTGGAACATACGTTGTTAATTTCTCAGCGAACTTTGCTGGATGGTATGATAAAGCTACTGCTGTTGCTCTAGTTATAATTCCTGTTCTAGTCCACCAATCAAGTTCACCATTGTGACCTCCAGCGGCATGAATTTTTTTATTAAAGTAATCTTCTTCTAATTTATTTCTTGTTCTAGTAAATAAATCTTTTGGCTTACGTAAGAGCGAAGGCTTACGTAAACTTAATTCAAGTATTCCTGTATCTGGATTCTTTTGAAAGTGCCATCCTTCTGCTTGATACCAATGATACAAGTCAGACATTTCACCATCTTCTAAAATAAACATAGGTGCTTGTTTTTCAAAAGTTTCAACAGCTTCAGTTATCTGCTGATAATCTTCAGGATTTAACCCTAGCTCATCATAAGTATGTGGCAGTTCTGCTTTATCTGTAAGGCGTGGATCTTTAAGAAGTCTATCTAAATCAAGTTGATCTATTTCCTTACTTAATTGAATCGCGCCTTCTTCTATACCTTCCCATACTTTTTTATGTACATAGTTTCCTTGCTTAACTAAAAACTGTGCAGTCAGTCGAGCCATATCAGCTTTAGCTTCTAAATCGACATTATAAAAGTCTTGTGTTTTTCTAATCCATCGTTTCGTTTTAATCCATTGTTCACCAAATGCAGAGATAGCAGGTATCCACATAGCTTCAGGATCTACACCACCTAAATTAGTAGCAAGTCCTTTCATGCCTGCTGAACTTTCTAAGAACTCCCAGTATCCCTCATGGTCAGCAAGAGTAGGAAATGATCTATTAGTCATTCCCTTCATCTCCATAACACCATCAACATCTAGATCATCCCAAACAATCCAACCTTCTTCAGTAGGTATTTTTTTGTGACCATATACTCCGCTATCTGGGAAACTATGAAATCCGCTTATATCAGCTTGACTAATTACTTCACCAGTAAAATCATCTATGACTTGGAAGTAACCATTTTCATTTATATACCCTTGGTCTACAACAATGTTCATCTTTCTTCGCATCATGTGATGCTTAATCATGTCCGGCATGATCGCTCGTAATCCGGGTAGATCACGCACAAGTTGTCCTATTGGATCAACTACACTAAATACTCCTTCATCAATAAGTTCTGCTTGTTTTTGTTTCCATGTTTTAGATCCATCTAAGTAAGCTTCAGTTTTTTTGAATTGCGTTTCAGCTAACTGTTGTGCATCTAATTCAGAAAAAGCAGAAGTTAATCTGTCAATAAAACGATTGTGTGCTTGACCTCTAGCACGAAGCATTAATGGATTCGTTCCTACCTTAAGTGCCGCTGTTTGCCAAAGATCTCTCAATGGTTGAAAGACAGGAATGCCTCCTACTTCTACAGCCGCATCGCGTGACTTTTTAGGTTGTTTAATCCACTCACCTATTTCATCAGTAGGATCAGAAAAAGTTTTAGTATTTGGATCCCAAATTTTTAAATCTTTAAATAGTCCTCTTGCTCTACCACCTTTAAGCGCGTCCCAAATTTTTTCTTCTGCTCTCACAGTCATAGCTATTCGTCGTTCAAGATCAATTAATTTAGATGTATATTGACTTCCTCTTACACCAGACTTAATTGCTTTATAAACTTTTACATACGCTCCCCCTACCCATGTCATAGGATCAAGAAGAATCTCTATACCAAGAGCGCCGACAGTTCCAATAATTTTTCCACCTACACTATTAGGTGAAACATCGTAAGGAGATACAGCATTAAAGCCTCTAATGGATGCATCGAAAAGTGTTAGCTTGCCTGACTCTAATATCTTTAAAGCATCTAAAGATTGTTGATCATCTAAAGTTGTTTGCCATGCTTCAAATCTTGACTGTGCAACTGAAGCGTTACCTTGTGAGTTATTTAAAATAAGATCATAAACACCTTGTTGGCCATCAGTAAGATACGCTCTTAAAAGATCTGTTTGTTGTTTACCAACTAAATCAACAGCCGCTTCTACAGTTCCACTATAATAAGAATCATTTTCATTTTTAGTGGCATTCCAAGCTTCTCGCCATGTAGCAGGGTTACCCATTTGTGCTGTATCTAAAGGATCCCAATGACTTAAGCCAGCATACTTTTGAGTTAGATATGCACCTGTTCTACCTAAACGAGTAGCAAACCTAGAAGGTTTCATTATAGCAGTTTCCCAAAGAGTGCTTGTTGCTTTACCTGCTACGAAACCAACTGCACGAATAGGAGCCATCCCCCATTTAACTGCTGTACCAAAATGTTCTTCAGGTAATAGTGGGATATCCCATGTGAGCATACGTTTCCATAAAGCATCTTTACTAGCATCAGGTATTTCGTATCCTGATCCTAAAAGAACTTTTTGTGTAGCAGGTGGAAGAGAATTAAATTCTGCCTCTTGTAATTGTTGAGGCATAGCTTCCATTTTTTCTTTCATCATATTGAAATCAACTTGATCGTGTCCTGATAAGAAACTGTCAAGCATGTCATTATCTGTTTTACTTGAACTAGCTAAAGCCACCAATGTTTGAGGTGCTGTTTTTAAATAACGATCTCCTCCTGCTTTAAGCAAAAGTTGCATACGCCTTCCATACCACTCGTCATCAAATGAGGAAAATTCAGCAGATCCAACTGCTCTTCTATTACCAGCCCGTTCAGCCATTAGATAACTGTGCGGCGGCTTCTGCTAATAAAGGATCTCCTGTAGCGTCTGCCCAAGAAGCAACCATCATAGCCGCTTCTTGTTTTGGTGTAATACCTCTACTAACTGTTGGTGGTTGCTGACCCCATGTACTACCCGGAGAATCTAAAGGAGTTACTTTTGGAGTAAATGCTTGTGCCGCTTCAATAGGTAATGGCATCTGACTAACAGCAGTTGTCTGTGGAGGTGCTGATCTAGTAGGAGCAGTTGTTTCAAAACCACTTAAATCTGGAGCTACTTCTCCTTTACCTAAAGGGATGCCACCCTTATTAGGATTCATACTGTCTGCTGTAGTTTGAACAGTGCCATAATCGCCACCGTGTTCTAATCCTACGTTCTGTCTTTTCCTTGGCATTAGATACCTGCCTGTAATGCACCTACTAATTGAGCGGCGGCTTCAGGTGAAAACTCTTGCGGAGTAGGTGTGCCTTGAGGAGCCATTCCTTCTGGTCCAGCCGCTAATCCTTGTGCTTGTTCTGGAGCCATAGCCATACCCTCTTCAGGTGCAGGTGCTATAGCCGCTTGCTCTTCACGAATCTCAGCGTCGGCTTTTTCGATAGCCTCAAAAATGTCAAGACCCTTCTTCCGATGTTTCTCAATCTTAGAGACATACACCACCGGCAACTGACCGGACAATGCTTGTTGTTGAATCGCCGCCAATACTGCTTCCTCAAGTTGTTCTTCATCTACCCTACGTCCTTCAGCTTCAGCATCCTCAATGAATGGATGCTTAGTACGAAATGTACGCAAGCTTATTCCTTTCATTGAAAGCAACTGACCTAATTGTATTGTAGTGCCTTGAATGTCTGCGCCGGGGATTGAGTATGAAACAACATTATCGTGTGTTTCAAAGTGTTCGTTTGGAGTGAACTCTACTTGTCCAAAATCCCCGGCGTAGCCAGTGAACATTGAGAATTGTTTGTTACCAAAGTAGCCCTGATAGGTAGCGAATATGCATTCGTTTAGATGAGGAAGATGAGCCTCCATAATCTCCTGCATCTCTTGGATACGCGGATCCAATGCCGCGCCCATAAGCGAGTCGATTCCTCTGCCTGTACGTAACGCTCCGTAAGTTTCCCCACCAATTTGTGGGACGGTTCCTGTAGAGATTCGAGCATTTCTTTCCAATCTGTCGATGGCAATGTTTGTACTCGGATCAGGAGTTGATCTTAATTCACCAATAGCTTCAGCATCGAGAAGTACGTTTACTTCCCCTTCACGACCGTCTTTCCATTCACCTCCGACGATCATGGGTACCTGACCCGATCGTCCTATTATATATCGGTCAGGGAAGATAGCTTTTTCTTGTGCAAGTATTTCCAAAGCCATCATTTTTGACATAAGATCTACGATTCCAACTACGTTAGAAACAGAGGAAGCGATCTTATCTAATGAAACTCGACCCGGAGTTATTACACAAGGCATACCAGATTTGTTAGGTGCGCGTGATAATTCTATTTGCGTACTGTGATATGGGTATGTTTGGTTATAATGGTTGTATCTTGGCCCCATTATCCCAATAACAATATGTTCACTATCCACCCATTCGCATACATCCCACAATTCTTGACGGGCATTATCATCTGAAGCTACAGGTCCACCATTTTCTTGCCTAGCGGCAGGATAATGTGCGCGTAGCCAGTCACCTGATTTGCCGTAAACAAACCCACAGTTACGTGGTGGTTCTACGTCTTCATACGCTTTAGGTTCTGGATATACACCAAGAGGGTCACGAATATCAATACGAGGTACACCCTTTTCAAAGTCAGGTGTAACAATTAGACATGATGTGGCGTATCCAGCTAGATGTCTGTACGCTCTTCTCATCTTTAATTTGTATTTAGATGAATACCATGTAGCGGCAAGTGCGCGTCTACGTATATCAGCGTACTCACGGGATCTAACACCACGTTCTTTTGACTGATCTATAGCAGGACACCCAATGAAAGGCATGACAGAAGAAGCTCTTTGAGCTACAGCATCAATGTTTTCTGCTATAAGAGCAGGTGTTAAAGGAGGAAGAACAGGTTCATTCTCCATAGAAGGAAGAGGAATAACGTATTCTCCGTTATATCTTTCTTTAACTTCAAGCATTCTTTCCAATAAAGGACTTTGAACATCTTGTCGTTGTCTTATAATCCCTACTATTTCATCAAAGGTATACATTAAAAAACCTTACTCGCGGACACACTTGTCTTCCACGGTAGTCCTTTAAAGTTGAATTGTGAAGAGTCCACACTATATGATTGTTTCCTTTGTCTCCATAGTATCCATATAAACCACAATGCCATTACTTGATCCTGCCTTAGTTTAGTACCACGTTTTAATGGCCGCCATGCTTTCAACTGTCTTATTAACTCATCAGCTTGATGGCGCGTAGATGGATCATCAGCATAAGGAATATCAATCTCACCTCTCATAAACGACAAAGCCATAGATGGAATACCAATAGTTTCATCATACTTATTAGCACCAGTTAAATGCTCCCTTACACGGAAACCATACCGCTCAGTCATCTCTATAAGACGTTCATCACGAGACAAACCCTTTTGAAAAACCATAGCTTCAATAACAACATCTGATACTGACGCACCATTCTGTCCGCATCTAAGCACAGCATCTTCTACAATTCCAAGTATCTGCTCATTACGAGTAAGACCCACATCCTCACGCACAAAAAGAATCTTTAACTTATCCTCATGCGGTGTAGCCGCTATCACACAGTTATTAGAACCCAACGCAGGGTCTAATCCTATATACACAGTGCAATTCTCAGGTGGATTATGGTTAACAGACCGTAAAGGATTCAAACATTTCTGTATAGATTCATCATTAAACGTAGCCGCCGCTGACGAACTTGGCTGTTGCATATAGTTACGCGACCATGCCTCTTCACCAACCTTGCGTCTAATCCTGTCAAGAGCTTCCATAGAGAACATCTCAGGCCATAAAGGTTCAGGTTCGTCATCATCATTCTGTATTATCGCAGGGAATCTAATAACTGAAAGAATGTCAGGATCAATCTCACTCATCACCCGTTCATAAAAATCATCTTCACCTACACGAGTACCGTTAATACTTGTCCTACCTGACTCACCCGGACGGGTAAGCCAGTCTTGACGGAAAATCTCGAACATCTGTTCTGTAAGATTCAACGAAACACGAGACTGAATATCATCAATATGCAGATGATCGGTACGTGTACCAGCAATCTTCGATCGCCAACCTAAAGAAACCATAGAATAATCACGCTCATCGTGACGGGACTTCTTAAATATATTAAAATAATCAGCACCCCACGCTTGAGCAGTTTTACGACCGCTCTGATTTTGAGGTACGAAAGGTCCGAATTTAGCTACATATTTAGGAAAGGGTCCATGAGGTTCCATCCGGCTACGTATACGCCCAAGAATTTTGCGAGCCATGTCTTGGCCCTCAGATCCGACGGTGATCCTGAATTCGGGATTTGTCGCCAGTTTGTAGCAGAAGTAGTCCTCGGCGAGCGTAGTTTTGCCGTGTTCTGGAGGCCAGAGAATCAGGGTAATGTTTCCGGGTGGTGTGTTTTCATACGCTTCGATGGCTTTGATATGGAACCACGGGGACATGTGGCCGAAATAGTGACTTCTGAAACTTTGAAACGAGCCGTCCCACTTCTCCACGCCGCCGTCCTTGAGCGCTTTAGCCCTGATAGCGTCCGCTTTCTCAGCGAAATCAGGTATACGTTGTCTCCACTTGTCGTAAGCGGATCGAGTGACACCAGCGATAGTACACGCCTTAGAGATAGTTCCATGCTCCGCGAGTCCTTCAAGGAACAATTCACGAGTCTTCTGTCCCCTGACTTTGCTGACGTTGCCGCCATGTTGTTCATGCGTAGTGTTAGTCATGGCCCCTCGTGGATCAATCAAAGACGGAATGGACTACCTCTAACTGTACAATACCCGATGCAATAACCCCTTCATCACCTTGAAATTTGACATGATGCATACCTGCTTCAGATAATGTTAAATCAACATAGTAAATACCTGTTGAGCTTTTTGTCGCCGCAGGAGTAGTATCTGTGCCACCTGAAGGTTTACGCCAAGTAACTGTTACACCTGCCGCATCCCCAACTGGGTCAGCAAGTGTACCATCAGTTGTAAAGTTCGCTGTTACACGTACCGAGTCTCCTTTATCGTATGTTGCCATTAAATCTCCTAACCTACACTCGCTTCAAGCGTAACATTATGGTACGTAGAAGGCGAGAGTGTTACGTGAGGTTTAGGGTATTTTAAACGAATGACAGTAGTCATACTAGCTGTCGAAGTCCAAGCCGCCGCTATAGAAGCTTCCTCAATGATAAGAGTAGCTGTTGATAACACCGCTGAAAGCGAAGATGCTATAGGTTGATCTCTAACAATCGCCGCTGAAAGACTTGCTGTTGCTGAGAGAGCGGACGCTATAGAAGCCTCTTCGATAATAACTGTGACCTTTGACGTTGTTGACGACAAAGCAGAAGCAATGAAGTTGTTCATATTCAAAGTTGTGCTTACAGAAGCAGAACTTGAAATAGCTGAAGCGATAGACGCTTCTTCTACGATAACGGCTGTTATCGAAGCTGAAGAAGAAATCGCAGAACCTAAAGCCGCAGTAGCACTAATAGTTGTCGATATTGAAGCGGCGCTAGATATAGCTGAAGCTATCGACGCTTCCTCCACTATGACTGCTGATACAGAAGCAGAGCTTGAAAGCGAAGCAGTTAAAACAGGTTGTTCATTACCATCATAGTTGTGGGTGGTGTTTCTGTAATCTACCCCTGATTGGCGATAGTCGATAGCCATTTATATCGCTATCCATTCTTCTTTATCCCCATCCCAATAATGATCCGCTCCCGGCCAACTTTCCATATCAGGATCGCCTACATCCCAGCCTGTGTTATCATCCCACCCTCTATGCCAAGGCGGTTCATCTCCACGTTTCCAACTAACAGAATCTTCATCCCACCACCATGCTTCTCCGGGTCTATCAATAGGAGGTTTACTGGTTCCTGTTTCGTCGTCGAAAACCCACGAAGGATAAAAAGGTTGTGTATGCTCAAACCTGTCTTTGTCAGGATTATATCTCATCCCCACACCCGCATAATTCCCTCTAAACGGTGTTCCCCCAAACATGTGTGTATTTTGAAAAGTCCCGTAAGATGTTTGAACCCATGTGCCGGAATCAGGAAACCATTCTTTTAAATGCGCTATACCTAATGATTCTTGCTCAACATCGTTTTCGTCTAAAAGAACTTCATTACCAACTATTAAGACTCTAGTAACAATATTGTTTTCATCTATTTCAGCGAAATGAGCCATTAGGTGTGTAACCTAACGTACATGCCTCCGCCTCCCCCATTCCCACCAGCTACGGTTCCAGTCATTGTTGTCCCTGCACCATTACCCGTATAAGCAATCCCATGATGAAATACAGAAGAATAACTAAAAGTGCCACTTGCATCCCAACCGTAAGGATAAGTAGCAGTTACGGAACCGTAAGCCATTACCCATGATGTAGAGCCTCCACCACCAGCACCCGGAACTGGGGACTGTGCGCCATTACCGTAAGGAGGAGGAGCGGCGTACATTCCGGCTCCTACACCACAACCTGAACCACCATACCCAATCCCACCAATAAATTTGTAAGAACCGTTATTGGTATCAATACCACCAAAACCTTCTTGTTCCTGAAAAACATAACCACCAGCGCCGGATCGGGAGTAAGCGTAAATATAGGCACTACCGCTACCGGAACCGTAAGCATCAATAGCGTTGAATCCTGATGGTAAGTAAGTATTCCAACCATTAGCGTCGTATCCGGTTATATCACTACCGCTACTGGTTGTTACCCCTCCGCCACCGCCGGCACCGCCAACGTAAGCGTAATAACCCGCAAAGCCTGCTACACCGTGGCTACCCCCGTCGCCACCGTCGCCTCCGTGCATGTTATAAACTACATCTCCGCGTACTTTATCTGCGTTTGCGCCGCTTTGAGTTAAAGCAAGATTACTACCAGCATGTCCAGTGTAACCACCTGCCGCGAAAGGACTACCTGCGGCGGCGTTACCATTAGCGCCAGCACCACCAGAACCATTTGAACCAGTTTTATTTGAAGTGTAATCTGTAGCGCCTCCACCACCAGCGCAAGTAATATCATCCCAACCTGAACCGTTGTAATGCAAATTAGTGCAAGTGCTATCTGTGCCTCTAGCACTCGCGTTGAAAGCTTGCCCTGCGCCTAATGCCACAGTATGTAAAGCGTCACCTGTTGTACCAATGGCCCAATTTGTTCTTTCGTGTGCAATATACATAGCGCCAGCGCCACCACCGCCACCAGCACCCCAACCTGAATAAGCGCCACCACCCGGACCTACAAGTATAGCTGTTACAGGTGAATCGTCAGGATTAGCGCTAATAGCCCACGAGCCTGAACCCCTAAACTGAATAGTATTAAAACCATTACCGTCTTGACTTTGACCAGAGTAAGTTCGTGTTCCTGTACCAAACCATGTGGATGTGCCAGTCGTTGTTATTGTTGGCGCGGCTGGATTCGCAAGTGTAATTGAAGCAGAGTGAGGTCCTTCGCCTACAGCATTATAAGCAGTAGCCGTGTAAGTACTCGTAGTTCCTGTTGTGCAACCAGTATGAATATAAGTTCTCTCAGCCCAACCAGTACCTACAGTCGTGTGAGCTAACACGCCGTTTTTATAAAACTTGTAACCAATAATAGGTGAAGTACCCGGAGAAGCTGGTGGAGAATTTACCACCACCTTAGCCTTAGTTGAGATCTCACCAATAGGAGCGGGTCTAAAAACTTGAGGCGCGGTAGGTGGAAGACCGCTACTTAAACCATTCAACCAGTCAGAAACTAAAGTGGAAGGATTACCACGCTGTAAATCACGCCCACCCTTCCAACCTCCTACAATTCCCGAAGGGTTCGTTCGATCATTCCTGAACATTAGGCCGTTATTCTATTTACGTAACCATTCACCATAACGACATTCGCCGCCGCCGCGAAAGCCTGAATCACAAGACCATTCTGAATAAGCAATCCCGGCACAACCAAAGTCCAACCTGATTCAGCTTCAATAGTTACTTCCGTTAAATCATCCGGTGCAGTTACACCACCCCACTCAATCGTCAGTTTCCTATCAGAAGAATCAGTGTTACAAGCGTACAACCACACCTCATCCCAATTCGCGGTTCCTGCTACAGCGGTATGAATGTCATCACCGGCAGTTGCCGTTTGCGTGACCTTAATGTTCTTACCATTAGTGTTATGCGATAAAGGTAGTTTTGAAAAAGTTGCCATATAATAATCCTAACTGAAAACTAGATTCGCTAAAATAATATTAGCATTCTCGTAACCGCCTGTTAAACCACCAGAAGTACCAGTCGTGTTAATAGAAGGCGTAGTGGTCCACGAAGTAGCAGAAGTGCCAGTACCAACAAGAATCGCACCCGACGAAGCATTAGAATCAGTAGACCCTAACTTTGTCTCCAAAGCAATAATCGCACCCGAATGATTCGCATGCACCACATCATGTTCATAACCCGTAGCATCCATATCCGTAGTCGAAGACGGAGACGGCTGTTGAGTCGAAGTATCTAACGACCCCGGAAAATTTGTAGCCATTGGACTAAGCCAAAGTTATATCTAGCGAACCTGCCGCAAGCGAAATCGTGTCACCAGCAGTAACAGTCTTAGACGCAGACACAGCACCATAAAACAAAAGGTTCCCCGAAGAAGCCGCATCCCAAATACCTATATGAGTCACAGTGCAACCCGGCATGTTAGTGAACTCCTCAGCGGACGAATTGTCTATCGTACCGTTCGTAGCGTGAGCGGCATTAAAAGTAATAGCCTGCCTTGCATAAGACCCACCAGATACTTCCGCACCGGAACCGTCTTCAGCAGGATCGGCTGTATGCAAAGAAAGATACACAGCGGCGGGAGCCCAATCCGCTGTATCACGGAGAACATAGTCTAAGACTTTAGTCTCCAAATAATTTGACATTGCTGACATTAATATCTCCTAAAAGGTTTGAACATGTTCTCTCCTATGATATAAATATATACGCGCCCCGTCCACATCACAGGGCATATTCATAAAAAACGAGATGTGCGAACCCTTATCAGGTTCAGTTCGCCCGTCAGAGGGGCATTCGCTCCCTGCAATCAAGTCAAGCAGGGACAGAGCAAAGCGTGATCGCTCGAACTCAGAGTGGAACCGTACTCAAAACGGACGGATGGCACCCAAGGGGAAACTAAACTCAACACATCCGGTGTCCACGACGAGAATAACAAGCCTGACACATATTTAAGATAGCCACTGCTGGTACATCCCCACCTCGTCCCTTAAGCTTCCACCAACTAAGCAAAAAAATCCTCAACCCACATAGCCACACAAGCAACTAACCTACGTACGACCCCAAAAAAGACCACACCAGTCAAAGCAGGACATGTGATAGCCAAGAAGTCTAAGTTTTCGGCAATTAAAAGTATTAGGCATAAGCGTTGGATGTAAGGGTGTATGGAGGGTGTGGGCGTAGAGGGAATAGAGGAAAAAGACGCTGACGCGGTAGTGAGGTGTTTGGTCGTTTCGCCGATAAGGTTTGTGGTTAGCAAGTTCCTTGTCGGCGACCACGGAGCGATCCGTGGACGATCGAAAAAAAAAAAAATAGTTGGGTTGAAAAAAAATAGCAACCTAAAAGAAAGGAAAAAAAATCAAAAAAATATGCTTAG